GTAGCGTGTCTTGACCTCAAGCGCCGCCACCACCTCAGCGCCACGCTTTGCAAGGATAAGGTCACAATACTGACCAGGGTCTGGCCATTGAGGGTGGTGGGCTTCAAGTGGGTGAGGTGTCTCATGGAAGTTCCCCCACCTAGCGCTCTCAATAATGCTGATGAGTAGACCTTGAAAACGATTGTGAATCCGTGTGGTTGCCCTGTTCCTATCCTGCTCAGTCCAAGCGGGCGTCAACATGGGACGGTTGATTTGTAGAGTGTGGTGTGTCATTTCATTCCTTGGCTGCTTGACGCCTCCCCCATGTGGAGCTCCTCTGGTGTACATGTGAAGCGTGGGGGAGGAGTTGGGTTTTATGATGCCAGCTGTTTAGCGTGGCGCTTAATGTAGTCCATAATGAATGGAATACAGGATTGGTGGAACCATTCACCATGAGAGTGAAGGCCACGCGTGGTGAGGTCTAAGTGTATGTCTTTTTCAAAGATTGCAGCGCCTGCTATGTAGCGATCAATGGTGAGTACTAGTGGCGAGCCCACTTGCAAGTCTCTCAGTCTGCGAGAAGGAGCCTTGGAGATTCCAACCTTAACCAAGTCACAGCCCTCAGCCTTGATTATATAAAGGTGATAAGGGCCTTTAAGTCCAACATCAATCCTGTTCGGAGCTATGGCTTCATCAGCCTCTACCTTGCGAACGCCTGAGCTATCATACTGATGAACAGCATTTATTTGGTCTGCAAAGTCTTTGTTTTCACGCTTCCATTTATACACAACGGTGTCAGATAGACGTGCATCCTTACAGGCTTTTCTAAAGGTGTGACCTTGGCCCAACCGCTTCAAGAGTAGGCTAATCTGTTGCTGAAAGCTTGGATCGCATGGCCCTGTTAGCTGTGGATGTGCCTTTAACCTGCCAGGTTGATTCTTGGGCGCTAGATCGTTGACTAAAGCTCTAAGCTCATCATCTTTGGCCATGCAATCATAAAAGGTCTGACGTGGTATAAGCAGACGTCGGAGAGCCTGTCTAATGGAGTAACCAGATTGCAATAGCTTCAACACATCTGAATACTGATGATGATTGAATGACTCACCTTGATCCTTAGGTCTTATCATTATGCTTTGGCATCGGTTGATTTGCCTACTGAATGTGGGGTTGTCCCTGATCCAATTATAAACGGTTCTGCGACTTATATTGGCAATAAGGCAAGCATGATCAAGAGTGTGAGCACACTCCAATGCTTCAAACAGCACCTTTAAGCGCTCTGAGTTCTTGGTGGAGTATGGGCCTGAGTTTGGTGACTCCTGAATCTTTCGTTGCTCTCTTGCAAAGCTAAAGAGTGGTAGCTCAGCTGTTGTCTCCATTGTCATTGTGATCCTCCATTATTACGTTCGTCTGTTCAATCATGGCGATGACCTCAGGGATGCCATCAGCTTTCTTAGCTGTGATCTCCACTTCCTTCTTGTCACCATACTCCTGAGGAAAGCGGCGCGCCATCATCCAAGACAGCGCTCGCCAATCCTTGTCATCACTCTGGGAGGTGGCTTGCATCATGGCCACCTCGATAGTCCCAAGCCCCTCATCAGTTGCCTCTTCCACCATCTCCTTGATCTCAGGATAGGTGTCCATCCAGTCATAAAGCGTTCTCCTTGGAAGGCGTGAGGAGCCACAAGCACCACGGATGGATTGACCATCTCTAAGGCGCTCAAGGAGCTCTATAAATCGAGGGTCTCGCGCGCGCACGATGGCGGTGCGGTTTTCTTTATTAAGAGCCTCAACGTCACCCACCTCACGCGCCGCTAATCCCTTCAAGTCTGCTGTCTTAGTCATCTAAGTACCCTCTCAAGTATGCCCTGGCTCGCCTCATCCCAGAGTGGATGGTGTTATAGTTGATCCCATGCTCCTTGGCTGTCTCCCTGATCTTCAGATCACCATAGTTCAACAGGTGATTCATGGCGATGGCCTCAAGTGGGCTTCTAGTCAGGCTCATGAGGTGTGGCTTGTCCATCTCATGAATCCACTCAGCCTCCTCATGTCTCCTGTCTGACCAAAGTGAGGAGCGCTCATTGATATGGCCATATTCTGTTGATTGGAGCTTGCTGTGGCGCTTGCCATCTCGCAGATGATTAAGAGCGCGCCGCTTCATGGTGGACATGATCGCCGCGTCAAACTCTTGATCAAGCCTAACCAGCTGATAGCCCCTGTTGAGCATGTAGATGCACGTCTCAGAGTAGATGTCCTCAGCGTCCCATAGCTCAAGCTGATATTGGCGCTCAACAAAGCTTATTAAGTAGTCACGCATAGCTACTAGGCGGTCACCCATCAATCTCTGTCTTTCAGTCTCGTCCATCAAGTCAATCCTCTCCTCAAGGGAGCTCCATCAGTTCAAGGCCATGAGCTCCCATCAGGCGACCAGGTGGCTGGTCCTTGGTTGCTTATGGCGTTACGCTCGGTTTGCTTAGAGCTGACAAATTGCCAAGTGTCAATCACCACGTCAACGTCTAGCTGTTTGACGCCATTCTTTTCCCATGTATTGGTTTTGAGCTTGCCTGTGATGGCGAGCGTGTCGCCCTTCTTCACATGGCTCAAGATAGCCTCAGCGGTGCGCTTGAAGGCCACACAGTTGAACCACTGTGTGTCCTTTTCCCCACCCTTCTTCCTTGAATCCACAGCCAGGCTAAACTTAGCTATTCCACCATCAGCGCCCCGCGCCTCTGGGTCCCTGCCAACGTTGCCAATCAAGATAATATGATTCATAATCTCTCCATCAAATGGGGTTAGTGAGGGTGATTGAGGAGGCAATGTGGCCACCCTCAAGCCCTCGGTCCCTTAACACCTGAGAGGTATACATGATGGAGAATCATAAAACAATAGGTGGAGGTGGTGTGACCTTGGTTGACGTGATGGGTGACCCCCTCAGCGTGGTCAACGCGGCGCGGGTGAGCCTTGGCAAGCGCTCAGAGGAGATGGATGAAAAGGATTGGAAGCTGGTTCACTATCTGTGGATTCATGAGCACACCTCACCATTCAGACACGTTCAATTTCAATTCCATGTGCGCGCTCCCGTCTTTGTGTTGCGGCAGTGGATGAAACACCAAGTGGGCTGTGCATGGAATGAGATCAGCGGGCGTTATGTGCGCTTTGATCATGAGGCATGGGAGCCTGATGAGTGGAGGCGAGGCGCTGAGCATATTAAACAGGGGAGCGCGGGGCCTATGGGTGAGGATGACGCGCTCAGAGCTGGGCTGATTTATGACAGGGCGATTGAGGCGAGCTTCAAGGCTTATGAGGAGCTCCTCAAGGTGGGTGTGGCTAAAGAGCAAGCGCGGGCTGTGCTTCCCCTCAGCCTCATGTCAGAGTGCTATTGGACCTGCTCACTCCATGCCCTCATCCACTTCCTCAAGCTCAGGCTTGCCCCTCACTCACAGGCAGAGATTAGAGACTATGCGAGCGCGGTCAGAGAGCTAGTCATGGGAGTGGATGGGATGAGCCGCCTCTTGGCTTACTGCATTTGAGTGGTAGCTCCCTGCTATGAGTTGAGCCTAGCATGACATGATCTACCTAAATCTGACCCTACCCACCTTTAAAGCTAATTCATCATGATATTCGCGCCACCTTGACCCCAATAACCTCTGTAAAGCCATCAAGGTTGATAGCTCTGGCTCATGCACCCATCTGTGTAGCGTGGATCTACTCGGTGTGTTTCCATAGAGAGTGGTGATGCCATGAGCTATGCACCGATCTCGGATCATTGGGAGGGTGGCGCCCTCTCGATGCCATGTCTTGATCATGAGGAGCTTGGCGCGCTCGTCTGCGATGTCATGAGCTAGCTTGATGATCAGGCTAGGGGGGAAGGTGCGCGGCTTGTTGTCATACGAGCGCGGTGGTGGCCTCTTGGGGCGCTGTGGTTTGCGAGGTTTAACGACACCTTTACACCACTTATTGAGAGTGTTGAGTGATGGGTTTGTGCCCAGCTGTGTGGTGTAGCCTAACTCATTACAGCGCGCTTGAATGTCGAGATATGAAAGGCCCTGAGCGCGCCAAGCTCTCACGACCTTTCTGACCTTAGCCCCATCCATCATCAACCCCCGCTCGCCTGTCATGGCCCACCATCTTCACAGGCTTACCGAAGATAGCGCCAAGCCTAGACCTCACGGCGCTATTATTGTCACAGAGGTCTTTAGTGATGACGCGTGGGGTGAGGTTAGAGGTACAGACCACAGCGAGGCTCTTAGCCGCCCACCTGTCATAAATAGCGCCGATCATCTCCCTAGTCTGACTCTTGTACCAATCTGACCAGCGCCCACCACCTCCAAGCCCTCCAAGCTCATCGAGGCAGAGGAGGTCAACCCGCTCAAGTATCTGATGGAGGTTGAGCCCCTCAGCCTTCCAAGATGCTCTGAGGTCGGTGAACCAACCCTCATGAGTGAGGAAGAGAGCGCGCTTCCCTTGAAACACAGCGTGTTTGGCTAGGATGTGGAGGATGGTGCTCTTACCGTTCCCAGGTGCTCCCCACAGCATGACGGCGGGCTTGTCAAGCGGTTGAGTGTGGCCATGAATCCAATCGAGCACAGCGCCCACGCGCTCCCTCTGCTCTGGGCTGTCCCACTCATAATCATTGAGGGTGTGTTGGTGAGCCACATAGGGGAGCTTGGCGTCCTCAAGGTGTTGGAGACGCTTCCTGAGCGGGTGACAGATTGGACAACGCTTAGCGGTTGGAGCGATGTCAGCTTGTCGCTCAGTATAGACCCACCCATCATGAGCTGTGCATTGATCACAGTATGGAAGGGGATTGGTGGTGAGGTAGCCTGAGGAGCTCACCCACTCTGAGGGTGGGAAGTTCTCAGCGTTGAGGCCATTGTAGTTGATCACCATGTGTTGCTGTCTCCATTGTTCGTCTGTCCACTTGTCAACCATGCCTGGTCAATCTGCCTGATCCTGATCTGCTCCTCAACGCTTACAGTCCTCACTTTTGAAGGCTCAGGAGGTGGTGGAGGTGTTGGCTCTGTGACCTCACGCCCCGCTTGGATCATGACCCAATCAATGGCTGAGCGAGGAGCTATGAGCTCATCCTTCATTTGCTGATAGAGGTGATCACCTTGGCGGGTCCACAGGGCGTCTCTTATGAGCTGAGTGTCAGGCTGACCAACCACCTTCAATACTTGGCGCTTGTAGTCGAGCTCATCATGAATCTCATCAATAAAATATAAATTACCCTCTCGGCGCTCGATCATGGGCTTGGGCTCTGGCTTGGTCACTTGCTCTTGATGAGCTCCCCAAGCTCGATCCCACTCCATAGCTTTGACCTGCTCAGGCGTGGGCTGATCATCTGAGCAGATGAGTTTAGAGTGTGGATAGGTGTGAGGCTCATCCATGCTCACGTTACGCTTACACCTCTCACACCACTCAAAGCCATCCTCAAGGATCCCGCGCTTCGCGCGTGGCTCAGGCTCAGGCTCTGAGCTATTGATATTAGATTGTTCTATATTGATATTAGATTGATCTATATTGATATTGGGTGGCGAAAGTGACACCCCACCTGTGTCACTTATGACACTGCCCCAGTGTCCTTTATGACACCCCTCCTGTGTCACATCTGACACCCCACCTGTGTCACTTTCGCCACTAGTGTCATTTTCGCCACTAGTGACAGATTTGGCAGTCTCACCACTTTTGTCACCCATGTCATAAACGCCACTAGTGTCATTTTCGCCACTGGTGTCGCTTGTGACACTCACAGGGTCAATCTTAGCTGGTGGTGTAGTCTGTGGCTGACCATCAAGGATGCTCTTGACGAGCTCCACATTCAAGCGGGTGTCAGCCTTATGGTGTAGGCGTGGGACATCTGAGCGAAGCTCAACCATGCGTTCAAGCCACCCTGCTCTCTTGAGTGATGCCAGGTGACGCTTCACCTGTCGCTCACCCTGGCTTGACACCTTGGCAATATCGCGAGCGCTGACCTGACCTGTCCAAGTGTGCCAATCAAGGCGGGTACACAGCATGATCAGGGTATACTTTTGCGCCGTGGTTAAAGTCTCATCAAGGCCAATCGCCTTGCGTACATCAAACTCTTTCATAAGAGCTCCTCTCGTTTGTGGTGCTCTATATATAAAGCTTTTGTTTGGCTCGGTCAACTTTAGTTTGTTGACCGTGTGAAAATATTTGTTGACTTGGTGTGTGGAGTGTGGCACAAGGAGTCATCACCACATCACAAGGAGCCATCATGAAAGAGCGCCTAAAGAAAGACCTCAAAGCAGGTCGCTACAACTTTGGTCACCTAGCAGAGGAAGCCAATGTCAACCGATCCTACTTGAGCCAGATTCTCAACGGATCAGTCACACCATCAATCAAGGTCGCGACCTTAATTGCTATGGCAGCCAACCGCCTCACGGGGTCCACCACCTACACCCCTGATATGTTCATCACCATCACCAAGGAGCTCCACCAATGATCACCACCATCTTTATCTGTTGTCTCATCGCTATCTTCTTCAGCGCTTGCGCTCTCATCGCTGACAAGCTCACACAGCCAGCACCTGAGCCAAAGCGTGAGCCCCTCCCCTTCACCTCTCGTCATCTCAAGCCCAATGAGATAGCCACCCTCATTCATCAGCTGTACATCATTGACAGCATCCACCCTATCACTCCTGAGAGCTACCATGATGAGACACGCCTCACTCTTGAGGAGCTCATCAGCGCTCGCCTTGGCGTCAAGTTCCAACTCACCTCAAGGGATTGGTTCCACATCATGCGCGCCTGGTACGTCACAAGAGGACAAGACAGCGCTGAGCGTATCGAGCGCCTTGACCTCCGTCTCAAGCTCAACATCTGACTCACACCACACCCAATGAAAGCAGCCACTATGACTATCTACACACCACGCAACCTATCAGAGGCTAAAGAGATTGCCTCACTCATCTCACCTAAGCCTCAAGACTGTCTGAGACTACACGCCGCCTTTGGCTCCCACTTTGGTGGTGACATGGCGGTCACTCAAGCCAATTGCTACATGTTGAGCGGTAAGCCCTCACTCAACGCTGATGCCATGGCGGGAGTGGTCAGGCGCTCTGGGCTCTGTCGCTTCATGCTTATCAGCTCATGGGACAATGAGCATTGCACCTATCAATGTGCTCGGCATGATGAGCCTGAGAGCATTGTCCACACCTTCACCTATACCATAGCCATGGCTAAGGCTCAGGGCTTGACCCGCAACCGCAATTGGTCCCAGATGCCCATGCAGATGTTGAGAGCGCGAGCGCTCACCATGGCGCTGAGGGCGGTCTATCCTGATGCGGTGTCTGGTATGTATTCACCTGACGAGCTCGCTGACAACATGAACATGAGCGACAGCGAGCGCGCCAAGATCAGCGCTGAGAGTCTAGGTGAGGAG